GGTCGATGGTGTTGCTTACTCACATTACTTTGCAAGTGGTGTCATGGGAAGACCAGTTACATCAGCACAGGCTCTCATTAATAAAAAGCACATGTCATGCTTTGCAGGACACCAACAAGGACGCCAGATTGCCTATGCAAGAAAAGCAGATGGTACTGAGATTACTTGTATTATAGCAGGTAGTTGTTATCTACATAATGAAGACTATCTATCCTCACAAGGTAATAATCACTGGAGAGGGATCTATATGTTACATGAAGTAGATAATGGTGCTTTCGATGAGATGGCAGTTAGTTTAAGATATTTAATGAAGGAGTATAAGTAATGCACCCATTAGAAACAATATATAAAAAAGCAGTAGAACAAGTTACAAATGGAAAAGGTAATGAAAGACATGGTGATGGTGATGACTTTATGTTACAGCCTTGGGTTAACATTACTAGACTACATGGACGTGGTTTTCTAACAGGACAGGCACAGAAGAAACTAGAAGAGGCAGTCCGTAATCGAGTCGGTCATAACTACGACTGGTATGAGCGTGAGTTACTTGGTGCTATCAATTACTTAGCTATGGCATTACTTGCTGAATATGAGATTGGTAAAAGTACTACGGAGGAACTACATTGATTACTATTGAAGAATTAGCTGAACAGCTAGAAACATTTAGTGAGGTAGACTTACTAGAGATACTAGACATTGATTCAAAAGAATTAATTGCTAGGTTTATGGATAAGATAGAAGATAAGTATGATGATCTTGTATCTGAATTTACTATTGATTTAAATGAGGAGAATGAGGATGATTAATTTACCATCGGTATATCAAGACGTTATTGCTATGTCTAGATATTCTAGATATATTCCTGAGAAAAAACGTAGAGAAACTTGGGATGAAACTGTAGATAGATTGGTAAACTATTTAGAAAGTAAAGCACCAGAATTAAAGAAAGATTTAAAAGAAGTTAGAGAGGCTGTTCTTAACTTAGAAGTAATGCCTTCTATGCGTTTATTAATGACAGCAGGAGAGGCTGTAGAGCGAGATAATATTGCTGCTTATAACTGCTCTTACCTTGCTATTAATAATAAACGTGCTTTTAGTGAGGCTCTTTATATTCTAATGAATGGTACTGGTGTTGGTTTTAGTTGTGAACGACAAGAGATTAACAAGCTACCTGCAGTACCCACTGAAATGTCAGAAGTCAAAGACATTATTGTCGTTGGAGATAGTAAACTTGGATGGGCGAAAGCCTTTAAGAAATTGTTATCCAGTCTTTGGGAAGGAGATATACCACAAATTGACTACTCACATATTCGACCACTAGGAGCTAGACTAAAGACATTTGGAGGTCGAGCTAGTGGTCCAGGACCCTTAGAAAAACTATTTAAATTTGTTATTAACAAGTTTGTAGAGGCTAAAGGACGTAAACTAAATTCTATCGAAGTACACGATATTATGTGTATGATTGGTGACATTGTTGTTGTTGGAGGTGTAAGACGATCAGCTTTAATCTCTTTAAGTAATCTCACAGATAGACGTATGAGAGATGCTAAAACAGGTGCTTGGTGGGAAAAAGATGAACATCGTAGACTTGCTAATAACTCAGTAGCTTACACAGAAACACCTGATAGTGAAACGTTTATGGAAGAATGGTTAGCTTTAGTTAAATCTAAATCTGGAGAACGAGGCATCTTTAATCGTGTGGCTGCTCAAAAACAAGCTAACAAATGGGGAAGACGTGATCCTACTTTAGATTATGGTACTAATCCTTGTAGTGAAATTATTCTACGTGATAAACAATTCTGTAACTTAACTGAAGTTATTATTCGTGCTAATGATACAGAAGAGTCTTTAACTAGAAAAGTAAGACTAGCTACTTTGTTAGGGACTATACAATCTACACTTACTAACTTCCAATTCTTATCTCATGATTGGATTAAGAATACAGAAGAAGAAAGACTACTTGGAGTATCATTAACAGGTATTATGGATTGTAAACTAACTTCAAATCCTGATCCTAAAATGTTAGAAAGGTTAAGAGATGTTGCAAGAAAAACAAATGAAACATACGCTAAAAAACTGGACATTCCTGTGTCTACGTCAATTACTTGTGTTAAGCCTAGCGGCACTGTGTCTCAGCTTGTTGACTCTGCTAGTGGTATACATACACGACACAATGACTACTACATTAGAAGAATACGTATGTCTAAAGCAGACCCTATATATGACTTCTTAAAAAACAAAGGTATTGAAGTAGAAGATGACTTGTTTGATAAAAGTAAAATAACGGCTGTATTTAGTTTTCCTATGAAATCACCCAAAGGTGCTATACTTAGAGATGGAATGACAGCTATAGAACAATTAGAAAACTGGCTTATTTATCAACGTCATTGGTGTGAACATAAACCTTCTGTAACTATATCTGTTAAAGATGATGAATGGATTCAAGTAGGAGCCTGGGTATGGAAACACTTTAATGAGATTAGTGGAGTTTCTTTCTTACCTCATGATGGTGGATCATATCAACAAGCTCCCTATGAAGACTGCACTAAAGAACAGTATGAAGAGTTGTTAAGTCGTACTCCTAAAACCATAGATTGGTTAGACTTTATTGAAGAAGACGATAATACAGTAGGACAACAAACATTAGCTTGCACAGCAGGAAGTTGTGAAATATAATGAGAGTTTGTATAATAGGTAGTCGTAGTTTAGATAAAGCAGAAATAGTTATGCCTATTATTGACAAGTTCTTTAAAGAGCATACTAAAAAACCTCAAGTTATTGTTTCAGGAGGGGCTAAAGGAGTAGATACTTTTAGTCAATTATATGCTGAACATAATGGACTTGACTTTATACAAATATTGCCGTATCATTTATTAGATCCCACTGTTGATTTTAACAGTAAATACTTTTTTGTTCGTACTAAACAAATGATAAGTAATGCAGATAAAGTACTAGCAATATGGGATACAAGAAGTAAAGGTACTGAGTATGGTATTAAACTTGCTCAGAAGTTAGATATACCAGTAATGGTAGTTAAAGTACCCTAGTTTTCCTTCCTTTTTTTTACTAGGGTTTTTGGGGAACACCTGTAAGAGTTTATGCCTCTTTCCCTCCTCTCTTACAGGTAGTTCTTTTAAGGGGAAATTATGTTAGAATATGTATTAGTTATTTATATAAAAGATCATCCTAATTATATAGGTAACTTTGAGTCATGTGCTGACGCCACTAAATATATTCAACAATGTTATTTTAATACAGTTATGCCTAGTGACTATTATGTATCCTGTCAACATCAAGACTATTTGTTTTTACCTAAAGGTTTTGTAGCTATTTACCCTGAGGACTGTTCCAAAGATTAATAGGAGGAAACTCTAAGTCTTTCCACTCAATCATAATAAGCTATTTAAATAATCTTTAGTTTCTGCAGGTAATTTAGTTTTCCAATCACCACCATTAGCTTTTATTAATTTATCTACATTTCGATAACCATAGTTATAAGCAGCTAAAGCTTTTTCTTTATCTCCACGATAGTAACTTACTAACTTATCAAGATAGTTTTGTACCCATTGAGCTTGTTCCATTACAGAAGAAGTTTCAAGATCTATAGAAGGTAAACCAAATCCTGGATCTTTTGCTGTACTAGGTAATATTTGGAATTGTCCTAATGCACCTTGAGGTGATTTAATTAATTTACCTGCTTTATCTCGATGACCTTGTTTTGATTCTTTAGGTCCTAACTCATTAATTACAAAATCTAAATTAAGTTCTTTAGCTTTTGTTTGAGTTATAGGAGGTTCTTGTTCTACAGGGGCAGTTGTAACTCCTTCTGTAGGTGCCGTTTCTACAGGTTGTTCATTAACTATAGGAACTGTTTCTTCTTGTACTTGTTGTGGTGTAGGTTTAAGACTATCTAAAATAGCTGTATTATCTTGAGTAGCCATTAACTTACCATATGTTTTAATACTATTATTTAATGGTACTACATATTTATTATTAAAGTTATTTTTAGCACCAGGTACAATAACTAATCCTTGACCATCTGTTTTAATAGTTAATCCTAATGTAGCAGCTTCTGCTTCCATTTGTTTATAAATTTGAGGAACAGTTCTTTCAATACTTTGAGTTAGGGTACTTTGACGAGTCATATCTAATGATCTAACATCATCACTTGTAACAAAGTTTGATGCCATACCTGCCATAGTTTCAGTATATAATTTATATTTATCAGCAGGAGTATCATTTTCATTATTAAAAGCCTCTTCAATACGATCAAATAAAGAGTTAGCTACTTGAGTACCTTTAGTATCTCCTGATAATTTAGTTAAAGATATTTGAATACCTTCTTGTACCATTGATTTATTTTTATTAAGAGGACTTATATTTAACATTTCATCTAATGATGATATTCCTGTATTACCTTGTTTTTCAAACATTCTATTAATATTACCAATAAAATCAATGTACTCACCAGTATTAAATTGAATACCAAATACATTACCTACAGTAGATATTTTTTCTAGCATACCTGCTATTTCTGGAGTAGCTCCAAATTTATTTCTAAAATCTATTTGTATTTGATTTTCAACAATAGATTTTTGGGTTTCAATGTATTTTTTAACTTCACTAAGATTTTTAAAATCATCAATAGTAGTTAAAGAATTATTTAAGTTATCTTTATAACGAGTAAGTCGTTCTTTAACTTCAGGATTATTTAATCCATAAGGAGAAAATGTTAATTCAGCATCCATAATACGATCTTGAATATACTTTTTAGCATTAGCTTTAGCTGTTGCTAGTTCATTAGGAGATAATTCTTCTCTTGTTACAATTTGTCCAGTTTGAGGATCTACATTTGCAATAGTAAATATTTTTTCTATTTCATTTACATCACTATGTTGTCTACCTAATGAAATTTTATCAAAATCACCATCTTTAATAGCTCTTCGTAAAGCTATTTTATCAACATCTTCACCACGTTTAGCTTCTCTAGATAAAGCATCGTCTCCAAATTTAGCTTGTCTTAAATATTGATTAAAAGCATCCATCGCATTAGCATCTAATTGACCATCAGATCTTCTAAATATTGGATTATTTAAATTAAGACTATTATCTTTAGCTTCTTTATAAATTTCTTTAAACATCCATTCATCCATACTTGCTTTAGAGGTAGCCATTTTGTCGTCAAGTTTAATACGATTTTCAATACCATTTAAATCAAGTACAGTTTTACCATGAGAAAGTATTTCTGATTTAAGATAAGGATATTGTGTTACTTTATCTTTAAGTATTTGTTTTACTCGTTGATCAAATTCAAAACCAGTAATACGTTCTTGTGACTTTGCTTTGTCTAAGAATTGTTTTTGTGTATCAATATCTGATAAAACATTGTTAATAGCTTGATTAACTTCTTCAGCAGAACCTGATTCCTTACTAGGCAGTTTTGCAAGTTCAATTTCAGATTTACTTAAACCTTGTTGTGTTTCTAGTATTTTAGAAGGACTAGCAGATTCATAAGCATTAATTTCATCTTCTATTTCACCAGTAATTCCTTGAAGAGCATTAAGCTCAGCAACATCTTTATAAATAGCTGTAGATAATTTAGCTGCATTAGTAAACGCATTAATATCTGTAGCAGATCCATAGCCTGCTGATTTATCAATTACAGGTTGTTTAACAAAAGGAGCAACATTTCTTTCTCCTATTTCATCTGTAAATCTATTTGCCATTATTGTTCTCCTTCTTTAGGCTCTGTTTGTTTTATATTAAAACGTTCTTTTAACATTTCTACGGCTTTTTTAGTAGAAGGTTTGTCTATACGTTCTAGTTTATTAATTACATTATTAATAAATTCATTAGTTTCTCGTTCTTGAGATCTAAATACTCTTCCTAAAATACTTGATTCAATATCAGAACGAGCTGCTCTTCTATCAAAAGCAACTATTTGTTTTTGAATAGCCATCATATCATCTTTAGTAAAGAATTTACCACCTTGCTCTAATACTGTAAGTGTCTCACCAACTACTTTCATTTTAGCTGTAGCTGTTTCAACTGTGTCCATACTATTTTTAACTTCAGGACTATTAAAGATTTTTACCATTTGTTTGTAAACATCTTCAGCTACTTGTTTATTACGTTCATTACGTTTATTTTCATTTGAAAGTATTGCATACATTTCATTTTCATTTACAGTTCTAAAACCAAACTTCTGAGCTGCAAGCTCTGCTTGTGTTTTTTGTAATTGTAAACTATTACCAAATGATGTAAGAATTTCACCTGATTCTGCTTGTACATAAGATTTAGTAATATTACTCATACCTGATACAAACTCAAATACTCTAGGAAGTGCTGAAGACATTTCTTCTTTAGTAATATCTTTAGTTCTTATATAAAAATCAAAAGTATCAAATGCTTTAAATAAAGATTGAGAACCTTGTATTGCAGGTATTCTAAATGTACCCCCTTTTTCAGTAAATACATCTTGTATATTATAGATAAACTCAACAAAGGCAAAAGGAGTTCCTGAATTACCTACAGGAGATACAGAAGTTGAGTAGTCTATATTAGGTCGTTTACCTTCTCCATCTTGAGCTAATTGATAAAATAACTCATTAACAACATAATTAGCTAAACCTCGTTCTATTAAAGCTCTAGTATTTTCGTCTAATTGATCATCAGGATGTTGTTTATCTAACCAATCCATTAAGAATTTACCAAAGTAAAAACCAGTAGCACCAAAGGCTAATACTTGTCCTGCAAAGAAACGTCCTCTTTGGAATTTAGTAAGATTAGTTGCATTATTTTGAAAGAACACATTACCTATCTTTTGAACAACAGCAAGGAATTGGAATAAACTACTTGTTAAACCTTTTTGGAAATTAAAAGCACCTTGTCTTGTTTGTGATCCTGAAATTCTCCATCCTTCATAGAAAATGTCATCTTGAGTACGTTTATCTTTTAAATTAAAATCTTTACCTGCTAATTTACGTTTGTTCATCATAGCTATATTAGCAAAGAATAATCTGTTTTGAAATTCAGCAAAGTTAAAACCAATGGTACGAGCCACACCAACAGCTCCTCTTATAGGTGATGTTGCTACGTTTACTGTTTGTTGTAATTTAGAAGGATTAATAGGATTATATTTATCTCCTAATAACTCGTTTACCATCATGTTAAGGGATGCAGATTGAGCTAATCCTGATTTATTTACAGCTTCTACCCAAGCTTCAAACTCAGGTACTTTCATAATTCTAAAACCTGGTACATCTGTAACTTGTAATAAACTATGAACCATTTGTTTAATGGCTTCTCCTGCAGGTTTTCCTTTAAATTTATCTGCTTCAGCTAATAAACGTAAGTTAACTAAAACAGACATAGAGGTATCTCTTAAAATTGTATGAGGATTACCTGCCATCCACCCTACCATTTGAGTAGTTTGAACAAAAGGCTGTCGTAAAACATTTAAAGCAATATATAAAGTAGAAGCAACTTTATTACCTAAAGAAGTAATTTGTTGTCCATCTAACTTTCTAAGAATAGGGTTAGTTCTTTTATTAATAAAATTAGGAGTTACCCATTCAAAACCATCATATACTTTATTAACAAACTCATTAACTAATCCCTCACCTTTAGTTAAATAAGTTTGTTGTGCTTCATAATATTTATATTTATTTAAAGCTGCTCTATATTTATTTCGATTAACGTTAGCATTAATTATATCTGATTCTGATCTAGGAAATATAGGTTCACCTTGAGCATTTCGTTTAAGAAACTCAGGATAAGTTTTTATAAAGTATTCTTCAAATACTCTAAGATGTGGATCTAATAAATTAAGTCTATCTAGAGCTCGATGAGACTTAGCAAGGGCAGTCATCATATCTTCTAGATTATTATTCTTAAAGTTACGATTTAAATATTCTCCTCTAGCTTTAGCACTTGATGCAGAGGCTACATAGATTTCTTGATCTGCTTTAATATCATTATATGTATTTTCTGCACGTCTTGGTTCAACTACACGATATGCAGGATTACCATCTAAATCCATAGGTAAGTCTGCTTTCATCTTTTTAGCAAATGCTTTAGCATCTTTAATAGTGTCAGCAGTTCCGACTACTTGTCTGTATTGAGCTAATACTTCAGGTTGTTCTTTAAACTTACCATTAACAAATAAAGAAGCAGGTTCTATTTCTATAAAATAAACGGCTTTATGTACTGTAGGTAAATAGCCAGGTACCTTATCTAAAACTTGTGTAGGTAATGAATCAATTTGAAATTTAGTAGCATCAATAACACCATATTCATAAACATCAATACGTTTATTTAAGTTAAATGGGTCTTGTTGTGGAAAACGTAATTGAACAATTTGTCGTCCATATTTATCATAAGGAATACCATCTTTTACTTTATCAAATACAAGTTCAGTTCCTGCTTTAGCTTCAAAATCCCATACTAAACCTATATCTTCTTTAATAAAAGGGAAGTCTGTTTTAACAGGTTGTAACATTGTATCTAAATTACCTTTATTATATAAGGCTTCTTTAAATCCATTAGCTACTAAATCTTCTTTAAATAGTTTATTAGTATACGCATAATCAAGTTTAGTTATTAACTTAATTGTTTGTATATCTGTGTATACATCATCAATTAATTTAGTACGTTTAGAAGATTCAATTTGATCAAATAAAGATCTATGTAATGTTACTAAATCAGAACGAGATATATCTTTTAATCCATTAACAAATAAATGATTTAATGTTTCAAATACATAACTTGCGTGAGGTGATTTAGCTATTTTATTAATTTCTTTTACAATAGCTCTAGTATTATAGTTTGTTTTTTCTGCTGCTCTTTGATAACCTTGTGATAACCAATTATCAAATTGAGCTCCTAAACTCATAATATTATTACTAAATATATCGGCTGCTTTAGCAATACCTTCACTACCAAAGTAAGTTGTTCTAGGAGATAACCCTTCAGTGTCGTATACATATAAATCAAGAGGATCAAAAGGTCTATCAAATTCTAAAGTAATACTTAAAGTACGTTCACTGCCTTCTAAGTTATTTTTAAACTCAGCCATATCATTTGCATCTAATACATCTTTACCTTTACGTTCTTTAAAGTCTTGTAAGTTAAAGAATTTAGGTTCTTTCATAAGAGTATCAGGTGTATACTTTTTACCTGTATCTAAATCTTCAATATAAAGATCTAGTTTACCTCTGTTTTTAACAAAGTTTTTTAGATCACCATAAGCAGCTTTACCTTGATCTATCATATCTTGTTTAATTTTATTATAAATACCAATAGCTTCTTGTCGTGAGTAAATCATGTAGCTATCGTCTTTACCAAAACGAGCTTTACCAAAGATATTATTCTGTGCTAATGTAAATTTAGATTTATTTAAATGTAATTTACCTTGGCTTTCTGATACAATAGCTTGTAATAAATCAGCATATTGTAAACGTGCCTCATAGTTTTGAAGAGGATTAAAATAGTTTTCTGTAAATATATTACTAAAATCTTCAGTTAAGGTTCTTAGTTTATGTTCAAGAGAAGGTGTGTTTTTAATATCAGACGTAAAGTTGTCTGCTTGATTTAATAAAGTATCATGAATAATGTTAAACTTTTGATTATTTAATTTACTTGCTATATTGTTAGTAGGATCAATAATAGCTGTAAGTGCTAACTCTCCACCTGCTTTAGGGTTTGCTTGTATTATATTATCAAGAGGACTACCATCTGCAATATTTTCAGTACGTCCATTTTCATAAACACGAATACGTTCACGTACAGTTTTACCTGATTGTGGATCAATATATTCTACTGTTGTATAACGTTCATTATATTTACGAGATATAAAGTTTTTACCACCTTTAGCAAGAGGATAAGCTATTAAAGCAGTTTCAATAATTAAACTACCTTGATCTTTGTTTTTAAAGACACCATACTTAGCTCCTACTTCAGCTAAAGTTTGAATACCATCACTAATAGCTACTTCGCCTTTACGAACCATACTATTTCTAAACTCTTCACCAATTCCTACTTTATCAGCATATTGTTCTAGTGTTAACATATGAGCTGCTCTATGAATAGGATTATTAGCTTCTTTCATTAATACGTCAGCACGCTCAGCTAGTGTTTCCCAAGTAACTTCACCATTATCAATAGCATCTTTAGTAGCAAGTGCCCATCTAGCTCCTAAATTACCCATGACTTCAGGTATTTGAGTAAAGAAATTAACTAAAGCACTTGTTTCTGCTGTTGTTTGTTTACCCCATTGTTTCCAATTAATACTACCATTTTTGTTTTTAGGTATTTCAGGACCAAAGGTCATTTCAGAATTATTAAAGAAATCAATTACATTACCTGTTAACTGTTTGTCTTCTTGTAAAGATTGATAATCTTTTTTCTCTTTGCGAGAGTCTACAATCGTTGATAAATGAGCATCTTGATTTTGTTCTTCAACATCAAATTTACCACCTGGAAGTGTTGCTATATTTTCAACAAATATATCTTCTTTATCTTGAGGTGTAAAAACCCCTTTATAGTAGTCAGCAATTAACTGTCGTTTAGTTAGATCATCATATTGAGGATCATCAATAATATCAGCTACGGCTGACTTATAGTTATTAGCTTCTGTTTGCTGTATTTGTGCATCTTTTAAATCTCGATCTTCAGTAATACCATTCTTTAAATCTTCAGACATTTTAAAGATGTCTTCAAAATCAGCACTACCATCTAAACCTATAGTATATATAGCTTCTTCATTAGCCGTAGGCTCATTCATTAAAGGCTGTTTATTTTCAACCTCAGGTACTATAAAGTCTTTAGGTAAAGTAAGTCCCATGTATTATCCTACGTTAAATGTATCAAAATAATCACTACTAAATGATCTAGACTCTGTTTTAGGTA